AACATCTCAGCGCGTCCCTGTAAGCGGTGGATTTTCACCATGTCGCCCTCGAACACGAGTCTATGCTTTGTCGCCTCGTTGTGGGAGGCGAAAAACCTTAACATTGCCGACATCCCGGGTTCTTTGAGCCGCGCAAACGCTTGGCGAACCTGGGGGTCTTCGTTGTTCAGGTCTATCATCTCGTAAACTAGCTCCGGTGTTGTAACGTGTCAACGTGTGAAGTACTTATGCCCCGCCGGGCCGCGCGCTTACGAAATTCGACTCTCGCCCGCCTTGGGCAGAACCGTCCTCCTGGAGGGCCTTCTGCTTCGTAGCAAAGTCGATCTGTTTAGCGGCCTGATCCATCTGGGCGTTCTGGGCGGCAGCTTGCTGCTGCTGCTGCAACTGAGCCTGCTGCTCAGCCTGCTTGATCGCCATCTGCTCGGCGGTCGGGACCAGTTTGTCCACGTTCATGTTTAGGTTACCCGCCATGTCACGCAGCAGCTCCGCAGCGCCTGGGAGTCCAACAACCTGTTGTGCAACAGGGCTTTCCAGGACCACCCGAAGGAAATCGTTCTTCCGAACGGCTTCAGCTTCCTTGACGACAAGGGACATCGCGCCCCGCGCAATGACCTGAACGTCACCGATGAGGTCTGGGTCTTGGGCGTAGCGCAAGTTGCGCTGGTATTGCCGCTCAAGCATCGGAGTCAGCACATCCTGGTCGATATTGCCGATGACCTGCTTGATGCTTTTGCCTGCGTTCGAGATCAGCATGGACAGACCAGACGACGTGCGCCCAGCGCCCGGGACGTGCTCACCGGTCATATAACGCGGGATACCGGACACTTCGTCCGCGATGCCCATGAACCTGTCGAACACGGCCATAAGCTCTTGTGCGTTTGAGTTCGGCTGGAAGAACGAGATGGGTGGCGACGTGTCGCCGTACTCGGACTGCTTGAACTGCCAAATCTTCCACGGGGCCATCTGCGTGATGTCCTCGCCCGCTGGCAGGCGACTGATGTTGACCCCCACCTGTGGACCCGACGCGATACCCATGTTGTTTGCGAGCGCACGCGCTGCGGCGTTACACATGTTCTGGGCGTCCATGCAGAGATCAGCGACTCCGTTTCCGTCGACGCGACCGGGCGTCTTCTCGTACGACGTCACATAGTACGGCTTCCGGCCCAGAGCGTCATAGTTCAACACGGCCTTGATGACCTTGTTGTTTATCATCCACACTTCGCAGGGGTACGATCTCAGCGGGTCCTGGATGTCTGTCTCGGCCATTCCCCACTCGATCAGGAGTTTGCCAGGGATCGAGTCCCAGAGCTGCAAGGCGCTGACGACATCGTCGACGCCCTCGTCCATGTCTTTACCTGTGGCTTCCTCGAGTTCGCTGTCGTCGTGGTCGAGCCAACTGTCGCCGGTAAGCCCGAAATTCTCCAGCACGTCCTTGATCGCGTCCTCGTCGTATCCGTCAACGCCGCGCATGGCCTCGATGTCATCGCGAGTCAGGTGGTGCAGCTCGATACAAGGCATGTTCTGCACGTCGTCGCCCCAAGGTGCCCAGTAAAACTTGAACGGGTCGACCCGTTCCCACTCGTCGCGCACAACCTCGACAGCGGCCATACCACCTTGAACGTACTTCATAACTTTACGGCGGCGCGGAACCGGCCCTTTCAGGACGGCGTAGGGAAACGTGGCAACGTCGTTGGTAAAATTGTAGAGCGCCTTGATGAAATGACCCTCTGTGAGCTGGTCCTCCATCTTCCGCTCCATGCGGTCAACGCGCTTCTCGGCCTCTTCCTTGAGGCTGCGCATGGCCGTGTCTTTCATGCCTGCCATCAGCATCCGGATGTCTTCTTCCGACGGAGGCTCTCCCCCCATCATCAGGTACTGCTGCAAATTCCGCTCGAGCGTAGACTGCATAAACGCCTTCAGGTCCGGCGGCACGTCAGGGATCGGAGTGGCAGAGAGCGCCCACGGTTTGTCGGCACCGGTGCCCAGCAGAGTATCCCGCAACCACGCCGTGGCGGTGCGGCATTTCGTGCTGACGATGCCCATAAATATCTCGGACCCGCCCTGTTCCTTGATCTCGCGCAGCTTCTCGGGGTCGTACTTCATGCTCCGTGCGCGGAGGCATTTTGCCAGGCGAGGCTCGATTTCCTGCTTCTTGTGGTCCCGCATCGAGGTCCACCGTTTCCGCACGTGCGCCGCAAGCCCTTGGATAACTGGAGAATGTTGTTTGTCCTCAGCTGCCCGTTTCGCTGCCGCCTCAAGGTCGGACGAACGCGCGACAGGGATCAGTGCGTGGCCAATGTTCATGGTGATCTCTCATGTATGACGTCGCGGCCACGTTAACTTTTATACGTTATTCCGTCAACCGATCGGGTTAGGGGTTCACATAAGCATTCCCATAGCAAAAACATACAGGTTTTGAACGGTAACATTCGCAGTCCCGGTATCGTTCGCTACGCGCAGCTCAAGATAATCGTCTTTCGACAGCACCGCGTCCGCGTGGATCGAAGCCGCGCCAATGTCTGTGCCGACGCCGATCTTCCGTTTAACTGGAACACCGATGGCCGTACCGTTCCTGAACCACTGGAACGCCAGCACTTGGTTGCCGGAATCACACAGCATGTCCATGTTCGCCACGATGTGGAAGTGGCGGGGAGACCGACCGGTGTACGTCAGACGTCCTGTCGTAGCCTCAGTGATAAGATGTGGAAACCCGCTTGGGACGCGCGTTCCCGCAACGTTCACAAAAACGCTCTGCGCGGTGATAACCGTCGCGGTAGCATTGCCTGCCATCCCGGCCCCGCCGTGCGGTGGCGACATACTTACAATCAAGTCCCTCAGCTCTTGCTCGTACGGGCTGAGCATATTTTGTAACTCTACTATTGTACGTTCTACGTCTGCCATGGCCACACCGATCTAGTTTTAGGGTCAATAAAGTTGGTGAAAGTGTATGTTTCGCGCTCTGGCGTGTCAACGCATCATGTCCAGCCCGCCGAGCTGACCTTCACGATCTCCCGACGCACGTCCGACTCGGCGCGCCCAGCACCAAAAGTCTCGCCTCCGTCGGCGTGCATACACAGGTACTGGAACGCGTCGGCCACGTCCGACCACGGGTGGGATTTGTCCGGTTTGTCGTCAACCGCACCCTTCGTATTGATCTTGTATTTGTACTTACCCGCCAGTGCCTGCACCAACGGCTGCGCGCTCTCCGCGTCGATCGCAACGCCGTACTTCCCGTCGACAACGCGAGTTAAAAAGCTCTCCACCGACGCAAGCCGCGCAGCGAGCGAGTTCGTTTTCGCGGCCTTGATCGTAAAGCCCTCGTTTTTGTAAATCTCCCCGACGGTCCGCTCGTCGGTCTGCACGCGCTGGAACGCAGCAGGGTCGATTATGATAAGCACCGACCGCCCCGGGAATTTGTTGACGAGCAAGGGTTTCAACTTCTCGCGTATGAACCGCAGCGCCCCCATGTCCTGTGACACGAGCGCATCGTACACCACGAGCCGTCCGTCGTAGGCCACCTGCCCGATGACAGCCGCCGGCGTAAGCCCCGCGTCGACGCCGATCAACAACGGCGAGCTTGTGTACAACGGGGTAATCGGTTGCTTGGTTGTGTGCGCGTCCCTGTGGAACGACTTGAACACGGGTTGCCCCGACAGGCTCTTGCCGAACTCGGCATGGATGTACACCGCGATCCAGTCCTCGGTTTTCCCCTGCGCCAGGTTGTCGTAGTAGTCATCCGGCAAAAACTTCGTCCAGTCCGCCTCGGGGCTAAGCCCGCTGGGCTGGATCGTGACATGCACGTTGTCCGGCGGCTCGGCGATGAGCTTCTCCCAAAAGGTATCCTGGTCCGGCGGGTTCGTCATACCCCACAGGTGCATATTCATACGCCCGTCGTCGGTCACACACCCGACCCCGTTCATCATTTTGTCGGGGTACCGCCCCACACGACCCTGCGCCGCGTTGTAAATGTCGGGGTGTATCTCCCGAAACTCGTCGAAAATGATGAAACTTGCCTGCAACGACAGCAGACGCCGCACGTCATTCTGGTCGTCGAGTCCACGGAACAGCACTTCGCACTCGATGTCCCCCACCTCAATGACGAACTTGTACTCGGTTTTGCGGAAGTACCCCATAACCCCGTCGGGTATCCACTTCAGGAAGTCAGGTATGCTCGTGTCCCGCAGCTGCTCGCGTGTGTTCCGGACCCAAATGCAACGGGACCTCCGGACGCCGTCCTTGCACGGGGCCATCTGCGCTGCGTGGTGCAGGATTTTCATGATCCCGGCGGTGGTTTTCGTGGAACCAACCGGGCCGATCGCCAGTGATATGAACTTCTCAGAGTAGAAAAAGGCGTCGAGGCTCCGGATAACCTCAAAATCAATCTGGTGCATTGACGGCCTTACCCTCGATGGTGACGCTGTGGTCGTTATCCACCGCACGTGTGATGTTGATGACCACCTGTGGGCCAGCATCCGCCACAGCGACTTTCTCTTCCGGCTCCAACCTGCCCATTTTGTTGAGCATCTTCTGGAACTCGATACGGGTCTGGGGGTTTATGTCCGGGTTCTGCATGTGACGGAACAGGTTGTCGAGGTTCACCGCACCCATAAGGCGCGCCACAACTTCCATCTTTGCGGGGTCGTCCTCGATCCCCTGCAACTGTCCACGGGACAGGATGGGCTTACCCCGTGTTGTGGAGTTCGCAACTTTGTCTACCTGCTGGGCCATAACGGTGTCCTGTAGTTTCGTGGCTAAATTAGGGGGGCCGGTGCATTTCGTCAAGCGCGTCGCTGGTTTGCCCGCTGCTCCTTGGGTGTGGCCCACCGGCAGTTACTACGCTTGTAGTTTCCGTCGTTGTCTATCCGATCAAGTGAGTGACTCTTTGTGGGTTTAAGTCCCATGTCGGCCACAAATTTTTTGAACCCGTCCATCGACCCGTTAACCTCGCCGCGTTCTAACTTGCCACGCCACCGCTTACCGACTTTGATGCCACGGGCACCGTAGTGTTCGTAGTTGTGGTTGTTCGGGTTTCCGCAGCGGTCCAACATGGCTCGCCAACATCGGTACAATGGATGTTTTTGGCCGTCTTCACCTTTACCGCCCCAACCGCAGCAGTCTTTACACCTCGGGTGTTTTGCACGGACCACATTGCACCTGCCGGTTTCGTAGACTTTGCCGCAACTGCATTGAACCGTGACGTACGCTATGGGGTTCCCGCTGGCGTTGCGTGAAGTGCGTTTGTCGATGACGCGCAATTCCCCGAAGGTGCGCCCTATGATTTCGGATGGCATACATAAAACTCCTGTGCTGGCGTGCTAACTAAATATACGGGACACATAAAGGTGTCAAGGGGGCCTTGCGATGTAACAAACACATAAGGGTGGGTATGGGGGGGCGGGGGCATCGGTCCCTCCCCCTCCTGTTGACGCGGCGCTATAGTTGAGGCGGGTTAAAAGCCCTACTAGGACAAGGTCCCCGCCTCGGTCGAACCCTGCGATTGTAGTAAATCGCGTGGAAGCTTAACTGCGACTGCGTGACGCGCGAAAGTTGTCAAGTGTTAACCGCCATTGCGTGCGGGGAAGGGGGATGCCTGTGAGCCGAGGAGCTGGCTTGCGAAACCTGTGATGGGACTACCAGTCACGCGCCATAGCGCGGGCCAGCCCAACCGACCCCTACTCTGGGGGTGCGCAGTCACAACTAGGCAGGATACCCATAACTCCCTCTGACAATGGGAGCGGGTATCTGTAAGCGCATAAGGGATTGTGCGCTTTCACTACCCAATCAATGATCCCGTTATATCTTTGAAAGGCTTTTACCATGCTGACTATCAAGCAACTCAACACTAAAATCCGGTCTGTTGAAAAGCGGAGCACTACGTTGCGCGCTGACATTCAGGTCATTCTGATCAACGCTGCTGGTCACGCTTATGCGCACCGCGACGTGTCCTCATTCAGCCGTCTGTTCACGTCCGTGAAAGGCGCAGACCGTACTGCAATGGCGACGTGGATACGCGAATACGGTTTCGCGTTGCTGCAAAAAGACGGCACGTTTCGTCTGAACAAGGCTGAACACAAGAACGCTGATTTTGTGGATGGGGACGATTGCGTCAACTATCTGACTGACAATGCGCCATTGTGGGACGCTACTGCACCGTCTGCCGAAGACATTGTGCAGAACATGGATGTGGCACGTCTGATTGAATTGCTCGCGACTAAGATCAAGAACGCTGGTTCACCTGCGAGCGCCAAGAAGGTCAACGTGATCTTGGATACCGCCAAGACTGTCACGGCGCTTGAGCACCTTCGTGCGTCCATTCAGGACAAGGCTCTTGAAGCTGCCAACGCGCAAGCTGCGAAAGATCGCGCAGACCACGCAACAGCGCAGCGTGAAGCGGACGAAGAAGAAGTATACGGCATCGCCGCTGAATAAGCTGCAACCATCTTGTGAACATATCATGAGGCGCATCCTTCGGGGTGCGCTTTTTACATGTCCACGACTCATCACGAAAGGATAACGCCATGCGTCGCCATAACATCTATGACGTGCCGAAAGGTAAAGCTCTCGTCAACCGTCGCTGTCTGTCTGTCACGACCGCTACGCCACAACAACGCGACCGCGCTCGTAGCCGCTCTTTCGTGGCGACGTGCAAGCTGCGCCACAAGCTGCTCAACACCGACGTGGCTCTCGTGGACGACTCATGGTGCCACGTTGTGCGCGGTAAAGTGGTAGCCAAGTTCGCCAACATGAACGCCGCTATCGACGCTTTATAGTACTATGTGGGACAGTATCCCCATCCGTGTGCAGACGGATAGTACTAAGCGGGTGTCGTACGGTACTACCTGTCGGGTAACATAACACCAGTTGTAATATAACAGCCCCAAAACAGGGGTTTTGTTATATTAGCGGTCCACCAAACCCCTTATTTATATACTCTTTCTCTTAATAATAATAATAACATAACAATATAACTAGACTAGAGAGAGAGAGGTGCTGGAAAAATTCGGCAGAATGGTCTTTGGCGCTCCGCGCGTAAAACCGTAAAACCCATCTCTCTATTTTTCCGTGTTACATTGTTATGTTACCTCGTAACCTATTGATTTTACAGTAATATAACAAAACACGATTGTTATGTTACACCGTTATGTTTCCCCCATTGTTATGTTACCCAACCCAAAAACCCTCTGATCTTGGAGAACCCCCTGTTATGGAACACATCGCAACCATGTACCAACTCGTGATCGAAATTGTCTCGAACTGTGGGTTGGACTACGTTTTCGTGGCGGACACCAACCTGACCTTGGTGGAATGCGTTATATCCAGTATCGACTGGATCGTTGAAAACCAACCCGAGGTCGTAGCGACATGCGAGGCGATGCCATGAACCGTAAAGACGCAGAGCGCATGGCGTTCATCACTGGCGCTGTATTCGCAGCCTTCCTTAACGTCCTCTTGGACCACGGAACGGAGAGCCGATGCCAGCGCATGTACGACGTGGCGGACTGCCAATGGACAGGCATAGGGTACGAGCCAGTGTATCGCGAGAACGTGGCACCCAAGCCGCCCGTCCCGACGGCATCACCGGCATCAAACGACGACTCATCGGAGGGCAGCAATGGCGATCAGTGACAAACTAAGCGAAGCATACGCAGAGATGCTGTTCTTGGATGATATGGATAAGTTGCTGCGAGAATACGAGGTGCGTGCGATTGCGCGGCGCATCTTGGAGACTCCAGAGCAGAAGCGTCAAGCTCGGCTCGAACGTATCAGACAGGCCGTGATGAAACCGCTAGCCTGACCTGTTTATAGTGGAAGACACTCCAACGAAAGGACGACATCATGCTCTAGCACATGGCTGGCAAACATCTGTAAGGCTCCAGCCCACGACAAAGCCACCAGAACCGC